GCGGAGTGGCGTTCTTATTATAACCTGTCCTATGTGTCGTGCACCAGATACAACATTGTTAAATCCAAACGAAATCAGAAGACAATATGGTGGAGATGATAATTTACCGCCACGGATTAGAACACTTCTTGTATCACAAGAAGAATATTTCGAACGTGAAAGGCGTGACAAAAAGTTTATGAAATTTATACAAATTAGTTACTTTACTCTTGGAAATGTGTGTTTATATAAATGTATTACAGCAGACGATTGTGCTGATGCCGATGCCGATGCTGATGCTGATGCCGATGCCGATGCCGATGCCGATGCCGATGCTGATGCCGATGCCGATGCCGATGCCGATGCTGATATGGATGATGTAATTGATGTCGATTATATGACAGACGTTGTAGCCCATTCCCATGAGATTGATCTCCCCAATGAGATTGATCACCACCCCAGTTTGGATTACGTAGAACATATAACCTCATTTGTAGGTCATATGATAGATAATATTATTCATTGCTAGGTGATAATATAACTCGTAAAAAATTGATATTAAAATATATAAACTAATAGTGCAATAAAATATTTAAATATGCCGTCGAATACCGTGAGGAATCATCTAAATAATATGAACGTTCAATTAGATAATGTGAATGTTCGATTAGATAATGTGAACGTTCGAGTAGATAATTCAGACGAATTAGGAGGTTATATGTCGCGATTATTGATTCTTATTATGAATGAACCGGACATAAAAAAGAAACTGGAGGAGAATGTTGAATTTAAAGAAATCGCAGAATCTTTTAAGAAGAAATGTTCGGTAACGGTCAACGACGGTAACACCGCGCCGAATATAAACAACACAGACGCTGCCGAACCTGTACCGAATATAAACAACACGGACGCTGCCGAACCTGTATCGAATATAGATATAATTATAGATACAATTATTAAGAAAATTAAATCTCTCACCACACGCGAAGGAGTTATAAATATAACGGTAAGTATATTATTTATGATTATATTAAACAAAATTATAAACATATTATGGAAGGGTGTATGTGTAGCGGCAAGTTGTGGTGGTATTGCAATATGCGCAATAGTTTGTGTATATCCTATAACTACGGGAATTGTAATTGGAACTGCTGCGGTGGTTATGTTAACCTCATGGTTAATCTATTCTTCTTCTTCCTCCGATTCAAACAAATAAGTGGTTCGCAATAACAGTATAACCAATATTTATAGTGTTTTTTAATTATAAAATTGAATATTTATTATTCAATATGATGTATGTTAACAAGAAGTGAATATGTCTAATAGTAACATTCGTCAAGAATATAATCAATTGATTTTAGATTTCCCTGATGAAAATTGGAACTGGTGGAATTTGAGTCGCAGTCCGTGGATATCAATTGATGTTATTACTACGCATTCCAATAAGGACTGGGATTGGTATTGTGTGAGTTGTAATCCGTGTATTATGTGGGATAATATTATAGACAATCCTCATATAAAGTGGAATTGGAAGGGAATCAGCAGTAATCCCAATATTACAGTCGATATTATTCGTAATAATATCGACTGTAAATGGGAATGGGATAGAATATGTATATCAGATTTTGATGTTTACCAATCATTCGCAGACATCATTCCAAAAGACGAACAAAATGTTTGCATATACAACTGTTGGGAAAATATATATAAAAATCCAGACAGCACGTGGGAACAAATATATCACGGACTACAAGAATATTCCTATATGGCAGAAATGTATAATATTTCAATGCATCCATGTGTTACACCAGACATAGTTGCTACCAATAATGATATCGATTGGGATAATACTGGTTTATGTTTGAACCCAAATTTTGAATGGGGTTTTATCGAAAAACAACTAAAAGATGACCCTGAAATAGAATTGTGGCGTATTTTATATATTATATCAAGTCAACCGAGTATTACTTGGGAAATTATAAAAAAAAACCCTGATTTACCGTGGTGTTTGGCGGGAGTAAATAGAAACCCTAATATCAGTATCAAACATGTGTTAGCTAACCTCGATTGGCAGTGGGATTGGGATACAATTTATTGTATTTCAGACATTGCAGTAGAAGACGTAGTAAAATTACCAATAGATAACACATTGCGCGACCAAATTCGTATTGATGTAATGGAGCATAATGTAAATAATACAACATGGTCCCAAATTAAAACGCATTATTTGGAAAAAGGTCATACAAAAATGTCCGCATTTGGACAACATACTTGTATAACTTGGGATATTATACAAAGTTATACAACCCTGGATTGGGATATGGAAACAATTTCTCAAAACCCAAATATTACATGGGATATTGTAAAAAATAATCCTAACATGAAGTGGAGTCAGTATGATCTAATAAAAAATCCATCTATTAAAATGAGTCCCAGACTAATCCGAGAAAATCCTGATATTTGGAACAACTTTATACACTTTAGTATCCCTTCTCTGTTTACAGTTGAATAATGTTATCTTACCTATACATATATATATTGTTTTTTTCACGTAAGGTACATAATCGCACTGACTATATCCATATCATTATCTTTGAAAGCATTGATAGCCTCCTCCTTAGTACATCCTGCTTGTTGCGTAATCAACTCAATATCTCGAACATGTATCTCTAATTGTTCATTGGGTGGAGCATCCGATTCTGTTATAGCTCGTTCGCGTGTATCCCCATTATTCGGGAGTTCATCAATACGCTCAATAATACCGATACTTTCCATCCAATTTTGATATTCGTTATAATGCGTCCAATCATTTAATTCTGCTGCTTGTTCCCTACTGTAAATATTTCCAGTAGGTATTCTTCCTCGTCCTCCTCTTCCTCCTCTTCCTCCTCTTCCTCTCGTGTAACGAGAAGAGAAAGGATTTTCGTGTACTGTGGAATGGTAATTGGTTAGTATCCGTTGAGATTCTTCTTCAGAACTTTGAGGAAATGTGGGGTTACTATTCATATTATTAATGACGACATCATCTAAAATACGAGGTGATATATTAACCTCATCTGCTGACCCCGCATCATTCGAGAGTTCATAAATACGCTCCATAACACCGTTAGTTTCCATCCAATCTTGAAAATTGTTATATGGCGTCATATCGTCTGTTTGATACCGAATTAAAGCATGTCTATGTCCTAGACCCTCACGACAAAACGGGCACATATTATTGCTTTTTTTAATTTTATCCAAACATTCTTTACATGTTTTATGTTCGTTTTTACAACCTGTATTTACAAAATCCTTTTTATTTTTATTTTCCATACAAATAGCACAATTTTGCAAACCAAAATCATCTTTACATACAGGACATTCTGTTTTATCATCAATACACTCCGAACATAATTTATGTTTCGATTTACAATCACAAATAGTAATCATAGCAGTTTTTTTACAATGATTACATTTTTTATAATTTTTACGAATACGACGTATTTGAGCAATTATATAATCCAATTTTAAACCAAGCGTTTCGCACATGGTATGAACCAATTCACGTTCTAAAGAAACTGACTGATTATGACGTCTTACATCATTCCGCCTTTTGATAACATTTAACGTGATATTATGAAGTTTCTTTTTTTCTTGGACTAAATTTTGCTTTTTTAGTTGTTCTTCTTTTGATTCTAGTTCATCTAATTCTTTTGTTAAATCAGCAAATTGTTTGTCCCATTCTTCAATTTGTGGAGTAAGAGCGTTTTTAACATGTTCCATACAATATTGGAAATATTTAATTAATTTTGTTTTGGTTTTTATAAGTTTATTTTTATTGTAGACCGTAGGAATATCGTTGAAATCATATTCGTAATATAATTTTTGAATTCGATTAACTGGATCGTAAGGAAAATTAGTTTTTTCCATTGTGTATATATTTGTAATGTACTATATTCTCAACCAAATTCAATTTTGTATTGTAAAAAGAATCAGTATTATCTATCCATCTTCATATCCGCATCGCGACGACGCTCTTTGCTGCGATTTTTTTCCACACGCCACCTTGTTCTGTCGTTGAAATTTTCCCAATCTGAAGGAATGTTTTTGTAATAATCTTCATATAGTTGTGTGTTTAGATCTATAATTTCTTCTTCCGTCATATGACTGGTGTCCGTATTTGAATTTTGTCGACTATCCAGATAAAAATTGGTATCGTTTGTCTTGAACTTAATGCCAAACTCCTGATTGACATATTCTTTATATTTCTCTCGTCCACCCCAATTCCAATATTTATCCCGTGTGTGTTGGTCTGCCTTACCAGGCTTATTGAAATTTTGCGATTTTGTCAAATGATTGGAGCGTTTTACATCCTTAAAACCATGATTTCCGCCCATATAATATATACATTACACCCGATATTATTTTAAGTGATTTTACACGAAAAAATAAGATTATAATCGATAATTATTAATATGATTTTAAATTAAATAGTTTTACGCTAAAAAAGTAGAAAAAAGAAATGGCTACGATTTGGAAAAATGGACATTTTATAAATGTCCTTTTTTGATATGTCCGAGATAGTTTTGTTTTAATATGTTTCTAAAATTGCGTTTGTGATGATATTGCAGTATTTTTGAATTTATGGTGAAAATTTTATTTGCATAATTTTTAAGTATATTAGTGAAAGTAATGATATAAAGCATTATTGTGTGTTCACCATATATAGATTATTTAGAACAAATAAAATGCCAAAAAAAGCATGTAAATATTATTGTGAAGTATGTGACTTTGTTAGCAGCAAGAAAAGTAATTACGATACACACTTGACGACAGCAAAACATATAAATAGAATAAATAGAACTGATAAGAAGCCCGACATATTTGAGTGCTCTTGTGGTAAGGTATATAAAGCCCGAAATAGTTTATGGTATCACAAACAGAAATGTACGAGTGAAAATATAACCGAACCCGACCAAACCCAAGTAGTCCAAGTCCCAACCCCAGTAGATTCATCCTTGGTAATAGAGTTACTGAAACAAAACCAAGAATTCAAGGAGATGATGGTAGAACAACATAAGAGAATGATAGATCAACAACAGAAAATGACAGACCAACAAGATACAATTATAGAACTGTCAAAGAACACAGGAAATACGACAAACAACAATACAATCAACAATACAACAAACAACAAGTTCAACCTGAATGTATTTTTGAATGAGACATGTAAAGACGCCATCAATCTGAATGATTTCATTCAGTCAATCGTATTGTCTGTAAATGATTTTATCAATACAGGAGAAGTAGGGTATGTAAGAGGGATATCCGATATCATGTTAGAGCGTATCCGCGAGATGCATCCCCATGTAAGACCAATACACTGTACGGATTTGAAACGTGAAACGGTCTATGTAAAAGATTCAGATGTATGGGCGAAAGAAGATGAAACTAAAAAGCATTTAAGTAAAGCAGTTCGTATAGTAGCCAATAAGAACAAAGCCCAAGTGCATCCATGGATAGCCGAAAATCCAAAGTACGATATATTAGATACGCCAGAATGCGATAAATTCTTTGAATATTCGAAGGCATCATTAGGGGGGTATGGTAAGGAAGAGGATGAAAAGTTTGAAAAAAAGATAATCAGCAATATATTGAAAGAAACGGTTATTGATAAAAATCTATTAGAGTAATACGTAAAAACTGTATAGAAAGAATATGTTATATTATTACAGATTACACAAATGAGCGAGAGTGATTTAGAACTATACTTTACCAGCAGCAATAGCGAAGAAACCGATACCACATTCACCTTATCTACTAATAATTCGCTATATGAATCTGATATAGATGAAATTTCTATATCTTCATCTATATCTTGTAAAACAGAAGAAACCATGTTATTGTTTGATTCATTTGAAGAACACGAAATAGACGATATTATCGAAGATATATACGAACAATTGGAAGACTGTTATACTGATAACATACTTAAAATATCATCACCCAAATTCTACAAAGACATGGTCGACAGTATTAGCACTAATTTGTCGATTGAATGGGTAAATGTAGATATATGCGACGACAATGATTTCCAACAAATAGTTAATTTTGTAGAAGACCAACATGAATCATATTTAGCGTACAATAGTCATATTGTACCCCGTTCTATCTCAAATACATCTGATTTTATAGACAAAAACAAATATTCAAAAAAAGAACTAACAACCATAATTGAATATATCAAAAATCAACCCCAACCCGCTCAACGTACTCCGGAATGGTATGAATTCCGAAATAGTCTATTGTCAGCAAGTAATTTATGGAAAGCATTAGGCAGTCAAGCCCAAATGAATAGTTTGATATATGAAAAATGCAAGGCTTACGCTAATCCAGTAGAACATGTTTCATATGGTACATCCAACGCAATGCACTGGGGTGTTAAATATGAACCTGTTACAATAATGATTTACGAGGATTTATACAAGACAAAAGTAGGTGAATTTGGATGTATACGTCATTCAAAATATCATTATGTAGGTGCTTCTCCAGACGGTATTAATATATTACCATCCAGTGAAAAGTATGGAACTATGTTAGAAATCAAAAATATTGTAAATCGTGAAATTACTGGAATACCCAAAGAAGAATACTGGATACAAACCCAAATACAAATGGAAACATGCGACTTAGACAAATGTGATTTTGTAGAAACACGTATAAAAGAATACGATAATGAAGAGGATTTTTATAAGAATTCAACAAACACGAATTATAGAGGAATTGTATTACATTTTATAAACAATGATTTTAGTGAAAACGACAGTCCGACATATATTTATATGCCTTTGGATATACCATTAAATCCAGAATCAATTGACGAATGGATAATAAAAGAGAAAGAAAAGGTAGACAATATGATACTCTTTAATAAACTATATTGGTATTTAGATGAGATTTCTTGTGTTTTGATACAACGAAATAGAGCATGGTTTTCTAAAGCAATTCATCATATAAAAGACGTATGGGATACTATTGAAAAAGAAAAAGTAGAAGGATACGAACATCGTTCGCCAAAACGCAGAATACCAAAGATGAGTGTAACTATAGATGATATTTCGGGTAGCCATACAATAACAAATATTCCATCAACGAATAAAATTTGTTTAATAAAACTGGATTCCAAATAATAGTTAGAAACGATATAGACATTTGTATATGAATAATATATACAAATGTCGTCTATACAAGATTTCGATGATGAAATGTATGTTACAAAGCGTTCAGGTAAGACCGAAATCGTATCATTTGATAAAATTTTAAAGCGTATTAAGACAATCGGACAAGAAACTTATGATATACAAATACCCACACTTCAACATAGTTTGAAAATTAATTATACTTCCTTAGCAATGAAGGTAATCGACCAATTGTATAATAATATTTCTACAGCTAAGATTGACGAATTATCCGCCGAACAATGTGCGAGTATGGCGTCTATTCATCCTGATTATGGTACATTAGCCACAAGACTTATTATTGCTAACCATTCAAAAAATACGTCGTCAATGTTTGTTGATACAATGAGTAAATTATATATGAATAAAGATAAACATGGGAAACATTCACCATTAATTACTGATGATATGATGATTACAGCAAGAACATACGAGGATGAATTAAATACATTATGCTACTATACGCGAGATTTTCTAATTGATTATTTTGGATTCAAGACGCTTGAACGCGCTTACTTGATGAAAGTAAATGGGGTAATTGTAGAACGTCCACAACATATGTGGCTGCGTGTTGCTATGGGTATTCATGGCGATGATATAGAGAAAATTAAAGAAACATATGAATTAATGTCACAAAAGTATTTCACACATGCTACTCCTACCTTATTTAATGCCGGAACCCCACATCCTCAATTATCTTCTTGTTATCTAATTGCTATGGAAGATGATAGTATTGAAGGTATTTACAATACATTGAAAGATTGTGCTTTGATTTCAAAATGGGCTGGTGGTATTGGACTCCATATTCATAATGTGCGTGCTTCTGGTAGTGATATTCGTGGAACAAATGGTTCTTCTAATGGAATTGTTCCGATGTTACGTGTATTTAACCACACCGCAAAATACGTGGATCAATGCGTCCATCCAGAAACTATTATTTATACAACTGATGGACCTAAGGAAATTCAACATTGTGAATCCGGCGTTACACAAATCTATAATGCTCTTGGAGAAACGGAAGTCATACAAGACGTATTGGAACACGTATATAATGATGAAATGTTAGAAATTAAAACTACACACTCAATCTTTCCATTGCGTATTACTCCAGAACATCCGGTATATGCTCTACGTAATCAGGTAAAAGGATTAAACTATACTGTTATCAGAAACCGATTAGAAAAAAAACATGCTACATTTGAATGGGTAGAAGCAAAGGAGTTGGACGAAAATGACATGATTGTATATTCAATTCCCAAATACGAACAAGATGTCAGTAATATAACAGAAGATGATTGTAGAACGTATGGTATAATTTTGGGAGATGGATGCGTTAATGGGTCGAATGATACGGCTGGCTATGTATCAATGCATACTGAAAACAAATCAGATACACTTGCTTATTTAGAAGACTATTTCCAAAAACGAAGTATCCAAACATTTACTACTGTAGATGGGAACATTACACGTCTACGTTGGAATAGACAGCTTGAATTGCCTTTTAGATATAATGATTTTTATAACGAAACCAAACAAAAACGTATATTGGCAAAATGGTTGAATCTACCAGTTGATAAATTAAAGTATATTCTGAAAGGGATGTTGGAAACGGATGGATGTTTGTCTAATAACGAAGTTGTATTTGATAGTACATCATTGAACTTGATTGAAAGTGCTCGTATAATTTGTCTTAAAATGGGAATACTAACAAGCGGAAGTGTTCGTGATAGGGTAGGTGAAAAACACATGACAAGTCGCGGAGTGATTGAAAATAAGCTCATTTCATATACATTGCGTATTCCAAGAACGCAAGAATTATGCGACTTAATGGGGTTAGAATATAACGACAACCAATTTTTTAAATACATGAAATATGAGAATTATCTACTAACACGAGTAAAAGATGTCAAAACTACCCATTACGATGGCATTGTATATGATTTACAGATGAAACACGAACATAATTATACTATTCATAATGGTATCGTTCATAACGGAGGCGGAAAGCGTAATGGCAGCTTCGCAATGTATATGGAACCTTGGCATGCGGACATTGAATCATTTTTAGATTTACGTAAAAATCACGGAGATGAAGATTTAAAGGCACGTGATTTGTTTTATGCTATCTGGATGAATGACCTATTCATGGAACGTGTCAAGGACGGTGAAGATTGGACGCTAATGTGCCCCGACGAATGCCCGGGATTATCCGATGTATATGGAGATGCGTTCAACACACTATATACCTACTATGAAACATTAGGTAAAGGTAGAAAAACAATGAAGGCTCGTGATTTATGGTTCCAAATTTTAGACGCTCAAATGGAAACCGGAACTCCATATTTGTTATATAAAGATGCTGTAAATCGTAAGTGTAATCAAAAAAATCTGGGTACGATTAAATCTTCCAATTTATGTTGTGAAATTACTGAATATTCTGATGAAAATGAAACTGCCGTATGTAATCTTGCAAGTATTGCGTTACCCGCATTTATTATTACTGATGACGATGGAAATGTCAAATTTGATTATATAAAACTACATTCAGTCGCACGTACGGTTACCTATAATTTGAATAAAATCATTGATGTGAATTTTTATCCTACCAAGAAAACGGAACGTAGTAACTTCCGTCATAGACCTATTGGTATTGGCGTCCAAGGGTTGGCTGATGTGTTTATATTATTGAATTTACCATTTGCGTCAGATAAAGCGAAAGAAATAAATCTTCGAATTTTTCAAACCATTTATCACGCAGCATTGACTGAATCATGTCAGATTGCTAAAGTTGATGGAAAATACAGTACATTTGAGGGGTCTCCTGCGAGTGAAGGAATTTTACAGTTTGATATGTGGGAGGTAGACCCTAATGAAAAGGTAAAGATGTTTAATTGGGACGCACTCAAAGAACAAATTAAAATATATGGTCTACGTAATTCACTGTTAGTAGCTCCTATGCCTACCGCATCTACTTCACAGATTTTAGGATATAATGAATGTATTGAACCCATCACAAGCAATATTTATAGTCGTAGAACTATTGCGGGCGATTTCATGGTAGTAAATAAATATTTAATGAAAGATTTAATGAAGTTAGACATGTGGAATGAAAAAATTAAGAATAACATTGTTGCTAATAATGGAAGTATTCAACAAATTGATATTATTCCAGATGATATTAAGGAGAAATACAAAACTGTTTGGGAAATTCCTATGCGTAATTTGATTGATATGGCTGCTGACCGTGGTGCGTTTGTTTGTCAGAGTCAAAGTTTGAATTTATGGTTAGAAGACCCAACTTATAATAATTTAACATCAATGCATTTTTATGGTTGGAATAGAGGATTGAAAACTGGTATCTATTATTTACGAAGAAGAGCACGCCATCAAGCCCAACAATTTACTATTGAGCCTGAAAAAAACAAAGGTACGACTTTAGGTGAAAATACCGAAGATGAAATTTGTGAAATGTGTTCGGCTTAAAAGTTTAGTCAGTATTAATTAACTATATTTATTATATTGATAATATATATAATACACGATGAGTGCTATGAATATAACACATACCGAAATTCAAAACACGCCAAAATTAACCTTATTTGGAACATTAGCAAACGCATACAATAATTTGTGTGAAAACGCAAAACGTATCTCGGGCGATATAACTTGTAATGTAAAAGGAAATATTGAATCTATCAAATCTTATATTAATACTGAGATTGCGAATCCAGATGAACGTGAATATTTAAAAGCAAAAACAAACGAATATTCAAAAATGTTACAAGAAATAACAAAAGATGTTACTGATACTACTATTAAAACCGCATCTACATTAAAAAAACGAGCATATGCACCAGAAGACCCAAGAGAAGCATTACACGCACTATATGTATTAGAAGACAGAATAACGAATGTCATTAATGACACTTTAGAAGTACCTTCTATAGATACAGATACAATGGATAATTTATTAGAATTAGATACTGCGTTATATGATAATAAATTGAATAAGTTAATACAATTGATATTTAATCTTTATAATAAAAATGTGTTAGGAAACGAAGAAACTATAGATGTAACAAAAACGCAAAAGTTATTATTCATAGGATATTTGTTTTGTGAGCCTTTGCCCCAAGATATTACCGGGAAAAATGTAGAAGAATCACCTATTCCGTACAATATTTTACTTGATACACCAGACATGTCGGAAGAAGAAATTAATAAAGAATTTGAAAGCATTTGTAAATTTGAAAAAGAAGAAACGGTTGAAGATAAAGAACAAGCACCTGCGACTACAGTATTCGAAAGAGTGCCATTAGATGAAGATGTTACGATGGTTCGTCCAGCAAAGAAAATGAAAATAGAAGGGGGTAAGAAGTCACATAAAAGACAAACAAAGAACAAGAAAAACAAAGCCAGAAAAACAAAAAAGAACAAACGTTCTTCAAAAAAGAAAGTCCATAAGAAAAAGTAATTAGTTAGTATTTTACACATTTGAAGATTCTATTATTTATTTATTTAGATTTCATAAGAAGACCACAATCGGTGTTATGTCTCATTTTCATATAACACCGTAAGCATACCAAGACATCCACTATTGCGTTGTGGAGACCATCTACGGTTTCTCCATCAAACAACTTGGCATATAATTCATTCAATCTCGGCCACTTTAAACTGGGTGGTTTTCCCGGGTACTTTGATTCAACGATAATATTTGCAATGACTGTGCCTTTACGCATAGAGCAATAATGTTCTACACCATTTAATTCTTCATATGTAGAATTAAATATTGTCATACATTCAGGAGAATTACGAATAATATCTGGTCTATTCCTCTCCAGTTCTACCAGAATCATCTTTTTGTCAAAGTCGATGTTATGCGCCACTATTACATCGGAAGTAATATAGGCTTTGTAAAATTCGGTAAGAGCGTCTATTATGGAAACACCCTTATTACATGTTCGTCGTGTAATACCTGTCAATTCCGTAATCTTATCGCTGATTTCCACTTCTTTTTTTACGTTAATATATTTGTCATACGTGTCTACTAATGTATTTGAAGAAATATCATATAACGCATAACTTAGCTGTAATATATGCGGATAAGCTTCAATCGGGGTATGATTGGGGTTTGCTTTGTCTTTTTTTGGTAGAAGACCACTTGTTTCTACGTCAAATACTAAGACTGTCTTCTTACGGATAGGGGCGGATACTGTGAAATTCATTATTGTAATGTTTGATACCATAACAACTATACATATTTAGTAATCAATTTTCTATACTTTTATAGTGTACATTTATGACAATCCATGACAATATTTATATTTACATATTATATTATACATGTCATCACGTAAATCTAAAGGAACAAAAGGAAATAAAAATACAAGAAAAAATAAACCAGTCAAATTTACCAAAACTATTGATGATTATTTAAATGACCCTTTATTTCCTATTCTTCATAATGAATATATAACAATTGAATTAGAAACATGTAAAGAAAATGAAGAAAATCCAAAATATAATTACAAAGTATCCAGTATAAAAAAACATACATTTACTCAAGATGTACCTGATTATAATGAGTATCCACCATTAACTATGGAAGCATTACAAAACGGTATTAATAGTTTGAATTTAAAAGACTCTAATTCTTTTATACGATTGATGCTTATTTCTGGAGATGAAGGACTTAAAATATGGAAATTAGATAATCAAAAGTACAAACCTAATACAAATAATAAAGAAAAGTGTGGATATGGAACACCAATATATGAAGAATACATACCGATTGCTTATGCTGATTCATCTGCCGAACCAGTTGTATTAGAACCAACACAAATTGAAGAGGTATTTGAAGAACCACAAGAACAAATTATTTCACCTGGTATACTTGAACCTGAACCTGAATCTCAAGTTGAACCTGTACCTGAACCTGAACCTGTACCTGTACCTGAACCTGTACCTGAACCTGTACCTGTACCTGTACCTGAACCTGAACCTGTACCTGTACCTGTACTTGAACCTGAACCTGTACCTGTACCTGTACCTGAACCTGTACCTGAAGTTGTACCTGTATCTGAACCTGAACCGGAACCTGAACCGGAACCTGAATCTCAATCTGAACCGGAACCTGTATCTGAATCTGAAGATGATGAGGATATAGATGAAACATGGATTACTACCGCACCAAGCCAAGGACTTTTAAATATGATTGATGAAATTACAAATCAAGTCAAACAGACGGAATATAAAGATGATAAAACAATCATAAGCGATAATATGATATTATTAAAAGCACTGGTTGATGAATTAGGGAAGAATTTATACAAATTTTTGACACCTATATCACCTATACCTATAATATTGGGAAAAAATAAATGTAAGACTGCTTTAAATTATATTCAAAATAATCGTGGTGAAAATATTTACAATGACAACTTATATGATGATTATAGTACGGTAAATAGTAAATATGATACGTACATCAATTATAAAACCAGCTGGTTAAGCGACCAATTTGAAGAACATAAGCAAAATTTTATCCAAGAATTAGAACGGTTTAAACAGAATTTGGTGGAAAAAGTATTTTCAACATTTGAATATGGAGATAGTGAATATTGTCAAACTAAATCAGCGAATGCCGAAAAATCATACAAAGAGATTGTAAACAAAATAATTATGTATATAGATAACTCCAAGAAATATCCGACTAAGGGAAAAGATGTATTTATTAGTATTATAGTAACTCAGATAACCAAGTTATTAAACAATCCGAATGTCAAAGACGAAAAACAACTTCGTGATATATTAACTCATCTTTCAAATTATTTACAAAAAAATGATTCTACACCAGAGCAAATTAGACATTATTTAGACCGTGTTAAACAGCATTTAAGTACAACATATGGAGGAAAAAAAAGAAAGCATAAAAAAACTCAAAAAGGTAAACATGTGATTGTTAAAAAACGGACAACAAGGAAAAATACGTCGCGAAAATCATCTTGAGTGTAAATTGTATTCACTTGGTTGATAGTTGTAACATAAGAATCATTTAGGTAGTTGATATGTAATTTAATCTGTATAAATTATATATTAGAATGAGTGCACGAACACCAGATTTTTATATTGGTATATCAACACAAAATCCACCTACGATTATTAGTATCGGTCAAACGATTGATGGTATGGAAGAAATAGAAGTTAGATTAGACCAACCAGATGAAGATACATTAAATGTGTTTAAAGAAAAAATAGATAAAATAGTAGCACCAATAGAAGAACCAGTAGTAGTACCAGCACCAATAGAAGAACCAGTAGTAGTACCAGCACCAATAGAAGAACCAGTAGTAGTACCAGCAGCAACAAACAGACCAACCAACAGACCAACCAACAGACTAACCAACAGACCAACCAACAGACCAACCGGACCAGGAAATACTTTTCGTAATATGGCTGGATTGAACGCAATCGGTAACGTTGCTTCTTCATTATTCGGAAACGGTGGTGCTGGTAAAAATACAAAAAAACATAAAATTACAAAACGTTATAAAAATAAACTAATAAAACGTCGTAAAACAAAACGTTCAAAAAGTAATAGAATAAAGTAGTTTCGTGTAAAGTATTGTATTTGCATAATTTATAAGTAAATATAATACATAATGGAATTGGAATCCGATTTAGCAAAAGAATTATTTAATAAGGTAATTGTTCCACTTCAAACTAAAAATAAAGAAAAAGAAATAACAGTACAAAATGAATATAAACAAACCCAAGAACAATTACAAGAAGCACGTAACGAACAACAAAAAATAGATGAATTGCGGAATCAGGGAGTTAATGCTATTGCTGCTGAAAAGGCTGCTCGTTTGGCTCAAGAAGCAGTAGCTGCTCGTTTGGAACGAGCAGAAGCAGAGCGTGTAGCAAGAGAAGAATCATCACGTTTGGCAAAAGAAGCAGCAGAACGTGTGACAAGAGAAGCAGCAGAACGTGTGACAAGAGAAGCAGCAGAACGTGTGACAAGAGAAGCAGCAGAACGTGTGACAAGAAAAGCTGCAGAACGTGTGGCAAGAGAAAACGCAGAATCAGCACGTTTGGCAAAAGAAGAAGCCGTAATAACAAACATAGACCAAGCTACTGTTGATGATAATATTCCTCCAGCTGTTTCAAAAGAAAATATAAATTTTAATCTACAAGGACAAACACCACCTAAACCACCTATTATAGACACCTGTAGGGCAAACGAACGTGATATAATTCCAAGTGAAGATTGTAATCCAAATAAACAGAAGCCTAAGTTACGGTCATTGTTAAGATTTCATCCGGATCATAATCTTGGTTGTGAAGAAATTGCCACCGAAAAATTTAAGGATTTAACGACTGCATGTGAAAAATATACTCCATCATCAACTACATCAGAACCCACCAATGTACCAACTACATCTGAAACCTCTGATGTACCAACTACATCTGAAACCTCTGTTGTACCAACTACATCTGAACCTTCTGGTACCGCCATTTCAACAGATATGTTAGCGTTACCATCATCTGAACCCACTGATGTACCACCTTCAACTGAACCAATATCTACAGAGTTAGATAAATCAATCTTGGTATCACCTATTCAAAATAAATTTGATGTAAATCCATTGATTGAAACATTAAGAACAACATTTAATAAAGATATGTCTCGTAAGACCGTGCCATCACAAGAACTATCGGCAATAGTACCAGAAACAATTGTACCTGAAATAGTGTCATCACAAGAACCAGTACCCAAGTTTAACGTCAACCAATTAATAAATACATTAAATCAATCCTTAGCTACATCAGTGCCAGTAGTAGAACAAAAAGTAAGTGTTGGTTCACCAAAACCCTCTATATACCAACAAAACAATGAAACCGATGAAATGTATATGTCAGATTTAGACAAAGCATTAGAAGAAGTAAAGAAAAACCAATACGCAAATGCTGTTTCTTCACCAACGCCACCACCAACATCAACGCCACCACCAACATCATCCCTAACACCAGTACCAACATCATCCCTAACACCAGTACCAACATCAGTACCAGAGCCAGTATCCGCAACTACAGAATCATTTGATTGGAAGGGTAAATTAGACTGGTTAAAACAATCAGTCGGTCTATTAATCGGTTCATTAAGTAATATGTTTACTTTCAAACCAGCCGAAGACAATGACCCGTATAAATTATCCCCCGAGAGAGAAAACGAAGGATATATTTACATAGGTAAAATGTATATGAAAGAAGAAGATGGGACTTCGCCATCAAAACAAGTAAAATATGTAAATTATCATCCAGAAAAGAAAGACTTTTATATAGATGAACGAACAGAAGTCGTAAATTAAATATATAGTTCACAAAAAAGTTAAATATAAATTGATATTTCATGTAATCATAAAATGTCAATTCAATATGTCATTGCAAATATAGAAATACCAATAAAAATACATAATAATATTTCAGAGCCTTTACCTGAGTACATGAAAATAAACATAACAGAATGTAAGGAATTGCCTGAAAAAACAACGAATAGTGCGATGCAGATGGATTTCACCGAACAAATACTTAAAGTGGTTTCATCAAATAAATCAGAAGAACCAGTAGAATCAGATATAGTACAAAATACTATATCAAAAGAAGAATTAGAAAAGAAGAAACAAAGAAAACACGCTCATAATATCACGTTCCGCAATAATATATTATCCCATAGACGAACACAAAAAAAGTATCCTAATTCATAACATTTGGACGTTGACCCTTTACAACAATCAAAGGTTCGGGAATCATGGTAGGAAGGCGGTCACTAACATTAAGAGAATGTAAATCATGAATCCCTGGTTTGACAGAAGGTTTGGGTTTAACCATATTGCTTGTTCCTATGCCAAACAATTGCGATTCAATATCAAATGGATTACTGGATAAATTCGTTGGTGCGATTCGTCCTTGTAGTAATCCATTTCCGGCAAAATGAGTAGTTGTAGGATTTCCAAAATTACTTTTATTACATGTTAGATAGTTGCATAATCCAGAGTTAGCATTTTGTTCTAAGCGATAATCTCCTTCGTTATTTTTACTACGAGTAGAAGCCATTATAGGTGTATATAATAATGTATATTTTATATACACCAAAAAATTATTTATAAATTTTTGCGTACAATTGTTTATAAACATCAGTTTGTAACAATTCTTCAGTAGAAATACCAGACACTATTTTTATTATTAACTGATGGAATAAGTCTAAATAATCATAACCAAGCATAATAGTAAGTCCTATATTCGGGTCTGTAGAAAACATAAATGATGCGGTTTTTTCATATAAGTTGATAACTTCTGGTATTGTTTTTGTAATTTCAAAAATATAGTCCATAGTAATATTCGCAGCGTCTAAATCATAAGATTGTTCGTCCTTAGTTATCTCATCTAAATTCATTTCAGATATATCGGGATAATTTGTAGGATTCATTTTAAATAATTTGCGTAAACAATGACGGTATTCAGTATCATTTGAATATTCAATTGTTAATTGAATCGGATAAGAATATTCCATTTTCATTACTAAATATAATGTATAATGTTTATGTTAGTTTTCAATAAATATTATACCGATGCGAAAAACTCCCAGTCCAGGTCTTCACATACCTTTTTCCAAATCATATCTTGTTCTAATTGTTTTTCTCTATCTTTCATCATGGGTATATAGGGTAAATACTGCGTTTGGTCCAACAATACACATAACTGATGAAGGGTATATGTGTAGTTAAAAAAGTTGGTTCGGTTAGCAGGACAATGAACCGCCCATGGCTTTTGAATCTCAATGAATAATACACATAACGTCTCATGTAATTCTTCATTCATTACTGGGGGTTTAATTCCAAATAATGAGTTAATGTATTGAATATGTTCGAAATACTTGTTTAATCCAAGCTTACGTAATAGTTCACGCATCTTATCATAATTCAATTCGGACATATCAGTAATACGTTCCTTTTTAATACGTGCTTTAATTGAATCTATTACTTCATCGGGTATTAATGTGGTTTCTTTAGCTTGGAACTGTGAAAGAATTTCTTTAAAATGATTAAGACGAATATACGCTGTGTAAGAAACTTCATTCGGTGGGTCTTTGTTATTCGGTTTAGAACTATCTATAATATAGGTAATGAATTTGCCACATTTATCATTATTACATATAAGTATTCCTTCTTCATCTTGAGGTATCATTTCGCCAGAATTACAAAACTCACATGTATCAGACTCTACATAATAATCTTGTGAATTAGTAAACTCATTTGTCACATTTCTCCAATATTGCTGCGTATTCATTTTCGATTGTGTATATTTGTTAATTGTTCCATCATTACTATTCTCAGTAGGCTTTATTTTGAAAAAAGAGTTTAAAGCATCCGTACTACCCGATTCATCCATACTTGTTGATATTTGCTGTTTTTGTTCGAAATAATCAAAGATAAATCGGGAATTATCAAGCAAATATTTTTTCTTCTCTTGTTTGAGCGTTTTTATCTTCTGTTGAATTTCTTTAATTTTGTCTTTCATATTCATATATTCGTCTACTTGACCGGTTTGTAAAGTTTTGATGGCGTCTTTTAGTTCGTCCTTTTCTCTCTGTAATTGGGGTATAGTTTCATTCTCTATCTTATCATAATATGCTGTTAACTCGGAGTGTTTTTCATCTATTGTATGTATAGTTTTCAATTGTTTGAGTTGTTTTTTTTTAGACTCACCTTTCATTAACTGAGATGAAATACTTTATGATGGTGTTTTTATGTTAGTTTTTATACCTTTGAATATATTCGTACAAAAAAATAATAATTCAACATGATGAGTATTCAAATATATCTTATATAGTGACAGGGTATGTGTCATAATATTTCTTAGTAACAGAGTTATTATGTAGTGGCTTGATAATAGGTAAAGTATGATTATGTTTATTTATGACAATATAATGTGTTTTTGAAAAATAACAATCACTACAATGTGTAGAAAACCATAATGTAGCTAAAGCATATGCTGCGATAATATAATAAATCATATTTGAAAGTTGTGTGTATTATCCAACCATCTAATGTAAACAATCAATTTTTAGCACCACATACATTTTTTCATTTTTGTAGCACAATCAAGACATATTCGGGGTGCTAAATACAAATACCCAAAAGGATTACATACGTGGTCTGGATTACTATATCCGTGAATTTTCTTTTTTTTACATTTTTTACATTTATATCTTGCTGGAGATAGCGGAAATTCTTTTTCGTGAAGTTTATGCTCTTGACATATAAATTCGTGTTTTGTGGGTTCCATATATTGTTCGGACATGATATTATTAGTATACATTATCAAGTGAAAAATTCGTAAATATCAGAAGAATATGGTATTTAGAAAATGTATAATGAATACTAAAAATAGCGAAACAACTTTAATAGATTTGCCTCAAAATATAAAAATAGAAAAACCTGTATTTCAAAAAATGATGTTTTTAACAAATGCTTTAGAAGAAGGTTGGAGTATCCGTAAATCAAATGATTCTTATATTTTCACCAAAAAGCATGAAAATAAGCGGGAAATATTTCAAGAAGACTATTTAGAGAAATTTGTATTAACAAATAGCACGAATGTACTGGGTATAAGCAGCCAATTATAAGTCATATGTGTATATGAAAACATACATTATATTGTGAAGATTTATCAAGTGATACAAATATATTTAGGATATTTACAACTGTAGTTCAAACATTACAATTGTAATTTAATAAGGGAACTATAAATTTACATTTTTGTGGTTATTGCTAATAATTAGAGCAATTATTTACAATAATAGATAGATTTTTAGCAATATTATTATTTTTTAATTGAATTAATGCGATTTTTTCCCAGATTTTTTTCTTTGTAGAATATATAAATTCCATACAATGGCTGGAGGTTTAATGCAATTAGTCGCCTACGGCGCACAAGACGTGTTCCTTACCGGAACCCCCGAGATTACTTTCTGGAAGGTGTCCTACAGACGCCACACCAACTTTGCCATGGAGTCCATCGAGCAGACCTTCTCCGGTCAAGCCGACTTCGGACGCCGTGTTACCTGTACCATCAGCCGCAACGGTGACCTTGCTTACCGCACCTATCTTCAGGTGACTCTCCCCGAGATCAACCAGAACATGAAGAACGCCAGTGGTACCGTTTCTGCCCGTTGGTTAGATTTCATCGGCGAGCAGCTCATCGCCCAAGTTGAGGTTGAGGTTGGAGGTCAACGCATTGACCGTCAATACGGTGACTGGATGCACATCTGGAACCAACTTACCCTTTCCAAGGAGCAAGAGGCTGGTTACCACAAGATGATCGGTCACACCACCCAGCTTACTTACATTGCCGCCGATGGACGTGCCGATGTTGCTGGTCCCTGTGCCGCTTCCTCTGCCCCTAACCAAGTGTGTGCTCCCCGCAACGCCCTTCCTGAGACCACTCTTTACGTGCCTCTTCAATTCTGGTTTTGCCGCAACCCTGGACTTGCTCTTCCTTTGATTGCCCTTCAATACCACGAGGTCAAGATCAACATTGACTTCCGTCCTATCGGTGAGTGCCTCTACGCTGTTAACCCTGCCGCTTCCGCTGGTGCCTCAGCTTCCGTCACCCAGGCTTACCAACAATCCCTTGTTGCCGCTTCTCTTTACGTTGACTATATCTTCCTTGATACCGATGAGCGCAGAAAGATGGCACAGAACCCCCACGAGTACCTCATCGAGCAGGTCCAGTTCACTGGTGACGAGTCCGTCGGTTCTTCCTCCAACAAGATCAAGCTCAACTTCAACCACCCCTGTAAGGAGCTTATCTGGGTCGTCCAACCTGATGCCAACGTTGACTACTGTGATTCCTTGATTGAGGGTACCACCCTTCACGCCACCCACGGAGCCCAGCCTTTCAACTACACTGATGCCATTGACTCCCTTCCCAACGACATTGCCGCATACGGTGGTGTTGATACTACCACTGCCTCTGGTGCTGACGACAACAACCTTGCCGGTATGGGTAACGATGGTATTAATAATGGTACCGCTGCCTCCACTACCGCACAAGGTCTGTCTGATGCCGGTTCTTTCGTCCTTGCCGAGACTGCTCTTGACATGCATTGCTGGGGTGAGAACCCTGTTGTCACCGCTAAGCTTCAGCTTAACGGACAGGACCGCTTCTCCGAGCGTGAGGGTTCCTACTTCGATACCGTCCAGCCTTTCCAGCACCACACCCGTGCCCCCGACTCCGGTATCAACGTGTACTCCTTCGGTCTTCGCCCCGAGGAGCACCAGCCTTCCGGCTCATGCAACTTCTCCAGAATTGACAACGCCGTCCTTCAGCTTGTCCTTTCTGCCGGTGCCGTCTCCGGTGTTGCCACTGCCAAGGTCCGTGTCTACGCGGTTAACTACAACGTCCTCCGCGTAATGTCCGGGATGGCAGGGGTAGCGTACAGCAACTGATCAAATTGTCAGTTAATGCGTGACCTACAAAGTATTTTAATAAAAAGGGTTTTCCCACAAAAACAAAATAAAAATTATAAAATACAAAAAACAAATAAAAAATGTAAAATAGTTAATCAATTACCCTGTCGGTTTTTGAATCTCCATAAAATATAATAAAAACTATAATGTTTTTATTATACAAAATTAGACATATCAATAAAATAACTCAATGATTTCAACAGTTTTTTCAGTAGTATTATCTACCCAATATTGAATTTGTGTCAATAACGCTTTAATTCTTTCTTCCCATTCTACTATTTTGGTCTTAGATACTTGCATAACACCATAGCCGTTTACTTTCCAACAAGAGCTTATTTTCTTTCCATCTTTATCTACATAATTATCGGGGTTGAACCGGATAAACACTATTGGACGATGCCCTACATCTTGGGAAATTTCCATTAATCGTTTATTTTCACAGCTACAATCGTACGTATCATGTTTATTTTCATCAACTTCAATAATTATAATATGACTCCCCATATCTAATAATAAATCAGGTCGTCGTTTAGAACACCCGTCAGCTACCTTTTTATCACATACCCAAGAAAACTCAGGAAATTCGTTTTTCACGCGGTCTACTACATCGTTTTCTTTTGTTTTGAAATTGCGTGAAATTTCAATATCAGGACATAAATGGACACAACACGGTAAACAATACCCATCGTATTTTTTAATACCTCTCGTCTCACATAATGGAGATTTACACAACTGACTACCATCACATATTTTACAACGTGCTTTCATTTTATCATGAACACAAATTAAAGAACCTTTACATTCTACACAATGTTGTTTATTTCGTTTGTGTTCGCATATAGCCGCCCCGTTACATTCTACACATCTCCTTCGTCGTTTATCATGTTCACAAATTTGACTACCATCACAATCTACACAATCGCCTTTTTTATTTCCATGACTACATAGTTCTTTTCCTCCACATTCAGCACATCGTGATCTACGCATTTTATGGCTACATATACCAGCACCGCCACATTCTACACAGTTATATCTTCTTCTATTATGAATACATTTTGGACTTGGTCCGCCCATAATACTTTTTATATTATATGTATATTTCTTTTTATATAGTTTTATATATAAATAAAATTATATAATCCCTAAATATTCTCCTTCTTCTCTTGAGCTAATTTTTCCTTCTTTTTAAGATATGCTCGCCTGGCGTATTCTTTTTTCTGTTCTGGGGTAGGTTGGTAATTACTTTTGTAATTAGTTCTTTTTTGATAGTCTTTAACTCTTTGTTTATGAACCTCTTTATTCTTCTCATACGATTCTTTACTATAGGCAGGTGCCGTATACCGTTTCAAATGCTCCTTAGTAGCTTGTAATTCGCTTTCTAATTGAGCTACCCTTTCTTCAAGTTCACTGATACGAAGGTCTTTATCCATTGTTTTATTTTACAATATTATATATAGAATAACGTTTATATGATTTATCAAACTATAAATTATTTTACATAACAAACGTAGTGTCCTATGATGTCATCGAATCTCATCCAATCTACATCTTGTTCGTGGTCTTCAAACTCATCTTCATCCACGTTTAACTTATCCAATAAAATTTGCATTGCATCAACTGTAATCATATGTTCTTCCTCCTCCGTAAATTGTGATTGTGTCTCTTCACTTTCTTGAAGACGGTCCCATTCTGTTACAAGAAAATTATTTAAGTTTTCATACCAAGTATTATTCAACTTGAAAGTATTATTCAACTTGATAGTCGGTTTATAATTTACCAAAAAAATATCGTTAATAATTTCCTTAGCAACATCATAACATATTTTATCTGTAAAACCCATTACTTATTCAATATATATTATATATAGAAAATACTTTATGTCTTTTCTCAAAACATATTAGAATCATACGCCATCATTTTCGGAAGAGACAATAAAGTAAATTCCATTTGCTCTATCAAGGGAATAATATTGAGAACACGTAAATAATCGTTATTTTTATTTTTTGAAATATAACTTAAAATGTCATATATATTTGATACTTCCACCTTATCACCTTTATTATTTGTCAGCTCAATACCAACACGTGTAATTATATTTTCTATCATTTTCCAAAAGAATATATGAGAACCTTTATCCGTAAAAAGGCAGTTTTCAAAATCCATTATGACACACGTATAATTATTGGTTTCCGTTTCTATATTATCCAGATTATCAATTAGATAATTAATATGCGTTCGCGTAGTCCGTTTGACAAGTATATTGTCTAAGTGCAAATCATTATGTATAAATCCGGTCTTATGATACGCTACAACCAGAGAATAAATCGTTTGTATTAGTATGCCACGCAAAATATGGAAATTCGTATTGGTCCATGAATGACTTTTAACCGACCCCTCATTAAAATACTTCATAATAATGACCTCTTTTTTAGTATCTTGTTCGGGAATTCCTTGACAAATTTTGTCTGAAGAATTATCGTCATAACATTCAAATATACATATAAACTTTATAAATCCAGCACATTTTGTTTTATGTAGGTGCTCTGAAATAGAATATTCTTTTCTAATTGTAGTGTTATCTCTTCCCATTTTCACTACTATATTCATTTTACTATGATTCTTCTCCAAATACGCTAATAAGACTCTACTATCCTCGTCTTTTTGTTTCTGTAATAATTTCACAATTTCTATTCTATTGGCAGTATCAATCGCATCACATTTTATATAATATTTGGAAGTGCGACTTGATATTGAACTACTCCTATTTTTATGTAGGAAATAATTAGACATTACATTATAAACAACGAAATATTTATATAATTTTTATATATAGTATCGTAATGAAAATTGAAGACATATTTGAAGAATTCATCCCGAAAGAAAACCGTGAGAGTGTCGAACAAATAACTACCAAAAATATCAAAAATATTAATGCAAGTATGATATTTTTAGTAATAATAGCATGTGGATATTCAGTATTATTTGTAATAATGGCTATAAATATAAACAAAATGACAAATAATCTGAATAGAATTGTAGATTATATGGATACAATCCAATCAAAACAGTTAAACACAACAATAATAGAAAATTTACAAAAAGATTTTACATTAGTAAAAGATTGTGTGCTTCATAAATATTGTAAAAGAGTGCCGGATTGAGCCGTGATATTTATATTTTTAAAAAAAGTATATAATTAGATACTACCATAATAAGTATATTGATAGCACACAATGAATAATCAAATTTATGAAGATAATTATACCAACATAGTTGAACCGAAATATGGAAATAAAAGGGATATTTCCACTGATGAAATACTTACGAGTAATATATCAAGCAATCATGCCTATTCTATTACACAAACTGAACGACTCGATATGACCTCATATGAAACGTATAGTATAGACCCAATCGGATGTAAAGACGCTGATGATGCGTTTTCTGTATATAGTGAAAACGATAAACTATATTTCGCAATCCATATTGCTGACCCAACTGAATACATCGATTTAAATTCGAATTTATGGAAAGATATAGTATCGAGAACAACAACCAAATATCCATCAAATCGTGCCCCAATTCACATGATGCCAGACCAAGTGTTAGAATTATCCAGCTTACAAGGAACACAAGAAGGTAATATTAAAAACGCAATAACCGTATTATCTGAAATAAATTCAACCACATATGAACCTATTAACGAAATCAAATTATTATTTACCACCATTTTTGTAAAAAAGGAGAACGCATTTAGTTATAATAGTGCGTCAGTCGTTTGCGACGAAATGAATGCGTTTACTATAGGATTAAAAATAAGTGAAACGTTGAAAGTGAGACGTTCATTAAAAACAAAAGGAATCAAATTAAATGAAGTTTCCACCGCATACCCGATATATGAAGATAATCACGTCTATTTATACGAAGACACAAAGCAAGAACGATTGATGAAGCAAATGATTGCGGAATTTGCCATTTTCGCGAACTCTTTTGTAGGTGAATATTTAAAAATCAATTTAAACACGGGTATTTTTAGAACTTGTAATGCGAGTGAATGGTTACAAACTGTGTATAATGAAATATCCGGCGAAGAATTGTTACAAGAAATAATAACGAATGGTATTCGTGCTGATTATATGGCTAACGTAGAATCACACGATTTGGTAGGAATGCCTGAATATTGTCATTTTACATCACCGATTCGTCGTTTATCTGATTGTGTATGTCATTATTTACTGAAATTCATCTATTTCAAACATAAACATTGTAATATACCCTTTTCCGAGCAAGAATTGGACCAATTAGCCACAAGATGTATGAAAATGACACGTTTTGAGAAGAAAAATCAATATTTAGATATCAAATTTCGTTTATTACAAGTGATGGCGAATATGATTTTTGAAACTAAAAAAATAGACATAGAATATTACATTACTGGATATAGCGGGTTATTTTTGAATATCATCATTTGTAATATAAATAATTTCCACGTCCACATGTCATATACATTGCGTGTTCGTGATTATGAAAAGGATATTAACCCAAAAGAGAAGCATTCAATGAGTGTTACGCACGTAAATTGTTTTACTAATTACGATGAAAATACAATACCCGAATTAGATAAACACATTTTAGATATTTGAACTAACCGAAATAGTTTTTGATTACGCAAAATTGATTCATTCATTTCTGATATATCGCAACCAATTATTGAAACTGTATACCTAATACCGATTACTATGCCTATTACTAATTACTATGACGCACTTTGTTCTGATTTGAAATTTTACATCGCTCAATTTGTACCATCTAAACCGAACATTAACCTTCCATATATTGATGAGTTCAAAGATGTGATAGTTGATTGGTATAACAAAACGAGGGTCTTTGATAATTCTGTCTATCGAAATTACGATGAATTATATCGTTCTCACCATGGTATAACGTCTGTTGATACATCGTTTGTTAAATATGGGTTCTTTCATTATGCCAAAGAAAAACGATATTACAACTTAATATTATCCCCCCATACGGGACAGTTTAAAAAAATAGCCATTCGCCGACATCATCCGCAAAATTTATTACGACAATATACGACCAATTTATTACACCGACGTTCCCCTCATAAACACAAACACAAATAAGTATTTACGTATTATATTTTCTCAATAATATGTAAATATGTTCTCAAAATTAATAACTATATTAGCAAGTATAAGTGTGGTAGATTCAACAAAAATATATAACTATTATGAATTAGCAGTCCAAAAATGGTGTAGTACCGATTATATGATTCACGGACTCTGGCCGCAAATAAATAGCACAGCCTATCCTGAAAACTGTAAAAGTGTGTCTTATGTAAAACCCACTGGTGAATTATTAACCGATATGAATACATATTGGCATGCGTGTGATAGTACATTATGGGAACATGAATGGAAGAAACACGGTTCGTGTATGCAAGAACAAAACAACATAGACGAGAACTCTTTTTTCAATACAACCATATCACTCTTTTTGGAGAACATGAATCTATTAGATAAATGTGAAAATGATGATTGTATAGTGGCGTGCTTTGATTTGGACTATAACCGAATCGATTGTGAATAATCGATTACATATTATGGTTGCAATTGGCGATAACATCTATACATTGCTTAGTATTCAAACAATAATATTTTAAGTATTGGAATGTAATATTACCCAATCCCATATACTGATAATCATGATGTATCATAATATTTTCAATATATCCTACTTGACACGATTGTGTAGAAGTATTGGTAATAATTATTGTACCAGTAGCAATAATCATGCTTATGGCTAAATCTTTAACAACAAAAAATATATATTCATTTGTCAAATTATCTAATATCTCTTGGGTTCTCAATATAGTTCGGTCAACTTCGGAGAATAAACTCATTACATTGTAATAAGCGTATTGTAAATCGGATTGTTTCAATTTACGTATACATAATACTTTATTATCCAGTAAAAAAACAGGTCTCATTAAATTATTTCCCTATTTTTACAAATACAACTAAAATTATTGTTATATCGTAAAGGGTATAAAATAATCTAATGCTATTATACAGTAAAATGTTAAAAGGTGTAATTTTATTATTTGCGTATTTTGAAAGAATATTATTTTATGGTGTTGATGGATTCGACGACGACGATGAACGAATCGAAAATAAATATCCTTTTTCAGAAAAATACCCTTTTTATGAAAATAATAATGAGTATAGTGATTCCGACGACAGTGAAGATGAAACCGACGAGTATAATTATCTTATTCAAGTTATAAGAAAAAATATCGCATTTTGTTAAAAAATAAAAAGGACTATATGGTCTTTTTTATTTTACACGTTATCACATACTTTATGATGTAATCGTTTCTGTATACCCATTGAAGATACAGAAGTAATAACTGTAGCATCACTACTCATATTTTGAATATCAATTATTTCAGGTTCAGATTCAGATTCAGATTCAGATTCAGATTCAGATTCAGATTCAGATTCAGATTCAGATTCAGAGTCTTCATAACTTGGAGAATCTTCAAACCCATCATATAAAAATCGCTCAAATATATTCAAAAGTGTTTGGATATACGACATTAAAAATAATAACGAACTATTTTTATACTATTTACACATTTGAATATTTTTTAGAAAAAATATATTGATAGAACCATATATACAAATAGTAAAATAGAATAATAACTAATTCTTGCGACGTTGCTGCGTATTTTAAAATATTCTAAAAATAATTCCGAAAATCCAAATCCAGATAAGTATAAAAATAGTCTACTAATTTCATCGTCCATAATGTTATACACAATTATATAATAATATGATTTATTTTATTTACACCTTTGAGTATGTAATCAAAACTGAAATCTAAAATTTTTGTCTACATATTGTTGTATTTTTTGGTAGTAATCTTTTGAACGATTATCTAAATAATATCCGAGTCCCCCCCCTCCAACAATAATCCCCGAAATGTATATTACGAATAATGTTATTGGTTCCATAATTACAATAAAAATATATATTTATCTATAAATCGTATAAATACAAAAAAACAATATTATTAAAATACTAAATATGTACCGTTCGAACGCATTAAACACCCAAAACGGATTACTACTAAGTAATTTGATGGAATTTTATAATAAACATGGTAATTTGGAAAAAATGATGAGAATTATTAACGGTGAATCCGAAATATCACTCCGGATTGTGGATTGGTTTGTAACGAATTTTGCTAAGAAATACTATACAGTGTATGAAATCTCACAATCAATAGGTGAAAATCTTTCAAATACAAGATTTAAAGTTTACAACGACTATAAGTTAAAATTAAAAGCATATTCAAAAAAACGGTTTGACCCATTTTGTCGTTGGGATAGAATTTCGATTCCTTATAATGAAACCCAACTGATGGAAACAACTATCGGTCAATTGAATTTTTTTAAATGGGCGATTGAAAATAAAATCGTAGATTATATCAAAGATAACTATGAAACTATTGAAAATGATATGAATAAACGAAATGTTACCACGAAAAAACGTGCTACATTAGATAATACGTTAAATGATAAACCGGAAACCACAAATTCTAAAACGAGAAAACGACGCGAAGAACTATCAGTTTCGGCATGTAAAACAATAAAAAAAGAAGATGTGAAAATAGTTGTAAAATTTAATTAATATAATGGAGTTTAATTCGATGAGGGTGAATTCGTAGGAGGTGGTGGATGTTCTGTTTCATTTTTGATAATGATATTTTGAATAAATTGTTCTATTTGTGAAATCCACTTAATTCCCGGGTCATTGGTATTATTATCTATATAAGATGCGTCTTCATTTGTCAACAGGTTTAATACTTTGGTTGAGTTTGTAGTATTGTTATTACAATCCCAACTTTCATATTTTCCAAGCCATTCATCATGATATTTTTTACACTTTTCGAGATAGGATAATTCTATTCCTGCTTCTCCATCTCTTGACCGTTTATGAATTCGTTTAAAACAAATATCAGCATCCGCATTAATGTATATATGCCCGGCTACATTGAAATCTTTTGCGTGTTCGTTTGCCATTAAACAATAAATTTTATAGTCCAAATCTGTAATTAATTTGTCGCTATGTAACATTTTTGCGAATATTTCTTTATCAGCATCAATCGAGCGTTCACATATTAACATATCGCAATCAGGATTATTGCGAATAGTATCACGTATCAACGTTAAGCGGGTGGTTAGTGCCATAACTTGAAATTGGAACGCATATTTAGAAGGTTCTGCGTAAAATTTTTGTAAAATAGTCTGTCCGTCGTTGTCTGTAATTGTTTCCCAAATATCTACAGGCTCTTTTACAAAAACAATATTTTTTTTATTTTGAAAACGCTTATGTAGCTCTTGAACGATGGTGGTTTTTCCAGCACCAATGTTTCCCTCAATAGAAATAATAACCGGTTGACACATTATAGAAGACAGATATAGATAATCTTAATATTATTTTATGATAGATACGTTATACATTCATTTTCAATTTTCTACACCAATAAAAATATTGGATTAATATATACAGTTATGGAGGCAGTTCCTACAACCGAAAAAGAAGAAAATACCGTATCGGTAAAGTCAACCGAAGAACCTACTAAATCTAAATGGCAATCTTTTGTCAGTGAATTGAAAGAAATTAAAGAAACTATGAGCGACCAAGATTTTAAGCAAAAAACCGGTTCCTATGTTGCGTTTACATTAGAAATGTATCGCGTTTTTATGGGTACATTACTTTTGTTTTTTGTTCCCCAAAAGTGCGGGGATGAACTATGTAGTTTTTCACAAATGACAACTAAAACCGATGCGATGCATGTAGGTAATATCTCTGTCAATCTTGCCACATTTGTTGCTTTTTTCATGATGTATGTAATTGAACTTCGTCGTGAAAATAAGATGATTTCTTATTTAGAAGTAAATAAGGAATTCCCATGTGATAATGATGCGGTCGGAGAAGCCTTACTACTTTTACCTGAAAAGAAAAGAAAAGTGATATTAAATTTAGATGGTTCTTATCAGATGGCATGTTATATTGCTGCCTTCTTCTACTTAGGAAATTCTGTTTATAGTGGATTTACTATATATGATAATTACTATGATAGTAAGACAACGACTGTATTTGTAACGAATTTATTGTTCTTGGTTGGTAAAATAGTTGATGTATATGGATTAGCTAACACAGAA